TGTACTTACGTGGCAGGGGCAGGGGATAGCCCCGATAGGATGGACGCGGTGGTGTGGGCTATCACCGAGCTAATGAGAATGGGTGGGCAGGTGGCATAATGCAGAATACTTACGGCAGATGGCGATGGAAGATGTTTCGAGCAATGAAATACTATGGCGGCAAGCGTAAGATTGATGCAATAGTTGACCGTGTATTGACGCAATTGGTTACTGCGCTAAAATCAGACGAGGCATAATGGCAAGCACAGCAATACAAGCCAGGCCAACTCCTCAGCGCGGCGTTATCGAGCGCGTGAGAGACGCTGTAAAGACTTTCATGTACGGCAACGGTCAATCATACTGGCTAGGCGACTCGTACACCTCCTATGCAGGCTGGGCCTCATACGGCTCGACTGTAGACTACGCGGTAGAAGCGGGCGACCTGTCACAGAACGCCATTATTATGACGTGCATCCAAAGCATTATGCGCGCGTTCCCTGAAGCCCCCATGAAAGTGATGAGGACTAACCGCGACGGTGGCAGCGAGATAGTGGGCGATCACCCAATGGCCAAGCTACTCAAGAAGCCTAACGAATACTTCTCAGGGCGCCTCCTGTGGCAAGCCACAGTCTACTCGCTGAACCTGGACGGTAACGCATACTGGCTGAAGGTGCGAGGCGGTGGGGGGCAAGTGGTGGAACTCTGGTACGAGCCTCACTTCACCATACGCTGCCGGTGGCCCTCGTCCGGTAAAGAGTTCATTAGCCATTACGAAGTCAAGCGGGGCAGCGAATGGCTTGAAGTGAAGAAAGAAGACGTTGTCCACTTCAGGTTCGGCATAGACCCGCAGAATATCCGGCGGGGTATATCCCCTCTTGCCAGCGCACTCCGCGAAGTGTGGACAGACAACGAAGCCGCGCGCTACTCCGCTTCCATGCTGCGTAACATGGGCATACCGGGCGTAGTGATAGCACCGAAGGACCAGGGTGTCATAGCCGACCCTGAGCAAGTCAAGAACCTGTTTATGCAGAAGTTCGGGGGCGACAGACGCGGGGAACCTCTGGTGCTAACGGACAGCGTGAGCGTGGACATCCTTTCCTTCAGCCCTGAGCAGATGAACCTTGTCGGCCTACGTCGCATACCCGAAGAGCGCATACCTGCCCTCCTGTCCTGGCCTGCTGTGGTAGCGGGGTTGGGGGCGGGGCTAGACCGCAGCACATACAACAACATGGACGAAGCGAGACAGCAAGCATATGAGCAAAACATCATCCCCACTCAGATGGTTCTATCCGACGATCTCGGCACGCAACTTCTACCCGACTTCGGAGACCCCGATACTGAGACTGTCGTCTTTGACCTATCCCAAGTACGTGTCCTACAGGACGACCAGGCCAAGCTCTACCAGCGTCTCTCGCAAGGATACGATAGCGGGTGGATCAAGCGAAGCGAAGCGCGCACGGCGACGGGCTGGCCCGTAGAGCCTGATGATGAGACATACAAGGTTGCACCCACAGCGCCCATGCTGCCCCTGAAGGCTTTACCGAGCGGTGTGCAGTACAAGGCAGCCAAGCCAAGCCCTGAGAGACGTAGGACGGCTATAGAGCGCAGGATGGAGCGGGAGATTGCGGCGATACTGGCAAGGGATTATGAGGCTGTAGCGGCCAGGGTGGGGGCTGCATGATATTCAGGTTTATGCGATTTAGCGGTTATCTTCTCTGCGGCATGGGTTGCATTGCAGCCACAATAAACCGGAACTGGTTTGCATTGGCGCTAATCGTAATCTGCGTGCTGATTGTTATCAGTGTGGAAAGTGCATAACGGGTGTGGTATGATGTCAGCAACAGAGGTCAAGCTAGACGTATACAGGTGTTCGCAATGCGGGCGTATCATAGCCAAGTGCGACCTGAAGCCTGGGAGCTATGTGGAAATAAAGTGCAAGTGTAATGAGGTGAACAGGGTACGAGTCAAGTAATCTATGAACGGTGCAACGCCAAAAGAGAAGACGGGCAGGCTTGAGAAGTATCGTGGGTGGTTTGAAATACTTGCGGGCTTTCCCCTTGATGATGCGACTGTGGTACAGAACTATCAGAAAAAGCTAATGCAAGATGCAGAAGAATACTTCAAAGGGCGCAACCCCGGCAAAGAAGTATGGGGCGCAAAGGTTGTGAAGTTTGAGGAGCGCAACCCCTTAGTCGAAGGAACTGAATCTACACAGCGCATTATCTGGTACGAAATAACACTTATGGTAGAGGAATAACACCCGGCAATAACTGAATAGCAAGGTCCACGAGGCCCGGTAAAGGTGCTAGACACCCGACACCGGGCCTTTTTTGTTGCCCGCAAACAGGAGCCAACATGGACCGCAAACAAACAGCAGGGGCACAGCTAAAGATAAGCAAGGATAGTGAGTTCGGCACCCTCCAGGGCTACGCCTCCACGTTCGCTAACTTCGACAGGGTAAACGAGCGAGTGGTAAAGGGCGCGTTTGCTAAGACGCTGCCCCATTTCCGCACTGACGGCTTTATCTCAGTCGGCCACGATTGGGAAGTGTTGCCTGTGGCGACTGTCACCGACGCTAAGGAAGACGAGCATGGGCTATTCCTTACAGCCGAGTTCCACAGCACACCCTTCGCACAGGAAGCCCGCACGATAGCACAGGAGCGGATAGACAGGGGCAAGTCCGTAAGCCTGTCTATCGGCTACGAAGTCAAAGACGATGAATATGTGGACGAGGGGAGACTGCTCAAGGAGCTAGAGCTTTTTGAAGTCTCCCTCGTCAACGTGCCCGCAAATCCTCTCGCAACGGTTACGGGTGTCAAGAGCCTGCTGGAAGCCAGTATGAGCATTGACAGCCACTCTGATGTCGTGGAAGCCGCGATACAGGGCTATGTAAAGCGCCTGGGGAACTACCAGGGGGCGAGGGTGAAAGAAGGGCGTGTACTCAGTGGGGCCAACCGCACCAAACTCAGCAACCTGCACGAGTCCCTAGCGGACGTGATGGCAGCGATTGAGGAGCTACTACAGGCGACTGAGCCGAAAGCAAACGAAGACGAAGTACGCAAAGCATTAGCACAATGGCTGGTCTATCAGGCCAGGCGACAAGGAGTGAGAATCTAATGGGCAAGCTAGAAGAATTGCAAGGCAAGCTAGACGCGAGAACGCGCGCAGTTGCCGAGATATATGAGCGCAAGCCTGACATGAACTGGACAGCCGAGGAGTTGAAGGACTTCCAGCAGGGCCAGGTGGAGCTTGCGGCTATCAACGATGAACTATCCCCCTTGCTTGAAGCGAAAGCACAGGCAGAGAACATGAAGCGGCAGGCAGAGCGTAATGCACAGCCCGTCCGGAACATCCCATTCGAGGGTGGCATTAGCTCCGAAGAGCAGGAGAAGCTAAACAAGCCCGTCGGCAAGTCATTGGGCGACATGTTCACCGAACACGCGCAGTTCAAGGCGATGCACAAAGTCCCAGGCGCCAGGTTCGCGGTTGACCTGCCTGACGTGACCATGAAGACGCTTATGACCACAGCAGCCGGTTTGGCGCCCGCCAACCCTCGCACAGCCAAGATCGTCCTCTCGGCACAGCGCCGGCCCGTCGTGGCTGACTTGATACCGCAGGACAACACCACGCTGTCCGCTATCAAGTACATGGAGGAAACCACGTTCACCAACAACGCCGCCTTCGTAGGCGAGGGGCTGGTGAAGGGCGAGGCCGCGTTAGTGTTCACCGAGCGCACAGCCCTCGTGGAAACCCTGGCTGTGTGGCTGCCTGTCACTATGCAGCAGATGGAAGACATTGACGGTATGCGGGCTGTGATAGACAACCGCCTCACGCTCATGCTCGAGCTGAAAGAGGAAGACGGGTTGCTCAATGGCAACGGTGTCTCTCCGCAGCTTGACGGCTTCTACAACAAAGTCACGCAATCGCAGGCAAAGGGGGCCGACGCTACACCCACCGCGATATACAAGGCTATCACGAAGGTACGCGTCAACGGTATGGCAGAACCTACGGGCATCGTGCTGCACCCGAACGACTGGCAGGACATTGTCACCCTTCAGGACTTGAACGGCAACTACATCTTCGGCAACCCCTTCCAGATGGAGCCGGTTGAGCGATTGTGGGGCAAGCCGGTTGTAGCCACGTCCGCAGCCACAGAGAACACAGGACTGCTCGGTGACTTCCAGCTCTACTCCCACATCAGCCGCAAGATGGGCATCGACATCTCTGACAGCCACGACACCTACTTCATCTACAACAAACTGGCAATCAGGGCTGAGGAAAGACTCTCGCTCGAGATTTACCGCATACTCGCCTTCTGCGAGGTAACAGGTATCTAGCCTACTTCGGTAGGTGGGGGCAGGGAGTGAGCAATGTAGCGCCCCTCACTCCCTCGGCACCCACCCGCTAACGGAAAGGAGAAACGCAAATGGCAATCATAGAACGCGGAAATCTAATCCTGTCTAGTGCAGGCGGGGGCATCCTCGAAAACGCAGGTGCGCCCGGTGCAGGCACTAACGAAGTGCAGACGTTGACAATCGGGGGCACACCCACAGGCGGCACACTGAGTCTATCGCTAGGCACCAT